GAAGAAATGGTGTCAAAATCAGTCTTAACAAAAATAGAACAAATCAAACAAATGACTTCTTCACTTAATGTTCTGGACAAAAACTATGAAATAGTATTGATGAACGGCGATATGGCTGCATGGTCTGGCTCAGATATTTTTGATAAATTTTTACATACTATTAATTGTATGCATTCAGTGAATTTCTTGCCAGATAGTATATTAAAAATTTTGATGTGTTGCTTAAGTTTTACTAGTAGATTAAATATTGTTATTCCAGAGTCAGTTAAAATTGATCCAAAAGATCTGACTGAATATGAAAGTGTAAAATTCGGAAGAAATTATATAGTGTATGATAAAGCATGGGGTCAAGGTCTATATCACAATATAAGTTCCTTTGTTCATGTATTAGAGCAAACTTGGAGGAAAAAAATAATCAAGTCTAGGTTCGGAAATGATCTTATAGAAATCCGTCAAGTTGAGCATTCAGATGATAAAAACGAACTGTATTTGATGAACATGAATATATATGATCATATAGTTAAATATGCCAATTTAGGACCTAATTTCTTTGCGCTAAAATCATCTTTAAATAAAGATTCATTCTCCAGGATAGTATCTGAGATGGTTGGATTACAGAATATTAGAGGTAACTTGTTAGATAATCCTTTAAAAAATCTAAATAATTGCTTAACTATGCTAGAAAATGATAATAAAATAACAAATTATAAGGATAGGTTAAGTATCATAACTGCTTACTATGGCAAAAGCAATGATTTAATGACTTATGATATTTTAAATATGTTAGCTTACAAAGACGTAAATAGAATTTATCATGTAGACAATTCTGACTCAGTTATTTATCTACCAGTTGATTTTGGAGGTTTTTATTTTAGTCATCCTAAGAATAATATCAAATACGGTTTAGTTAGTGATTATATTAATAAAATATCTATTTATGGAATGGAGAATCAGCCAATAAAATATGAAGTATCTGAAATGATGGAACTACAACTTAGATTTATTAATGATGTCAAATTCAAATCTAAACCATTAGATAAACTTAGAAAATCTCTTGGTGGTTATAACAAAGAAATAGTGTGTCTGGCTGATGATTCAAAAACTGAAATGATTAATTACAAATTTAGTATGGAAAAGAAGCTACTTACTGATAAAGTTAGAATGCACTATTCAAAGGATAGATTAAATTATCTAATCAATCATATAAAATCGAATCAGGATCATTTCAGGATGACGTTTGAAGAAATTCAGTACGATTACAAAGATAAAGATTTTATTGATTATATTATAGGTAAATGCAAAGTTGAAAGAAGTTATATGAATAAAGGTTTCAATAAGTATATAACTGTCCTCGAAAATGATATGGCAGAGAATATTGAGTTACTTGACAACTTAAAATATATCGATCACAAATCTATTGATACTTCCAACTTTGATATATATTATACATATGATAATAATATTATCAGGTACGTTAAAAGATATTATTCAGAAGATTTGACATTTAATTTATTTCAAAGTATGATTAAGCTTCCTTCATCAATAATATTTAATTCTTACACAAATTATAAGAGAAAAGATGAATTAGTCAAGTATTTCAATGCGTATATAGATTTCTTTAGAATAAGTACACTAGAAGATTTTGATGATTTCAGAATAATAATAGAACATTTCTTAGATAAAAGTATAAGTAAAAGTCTACCAATATATTTTAATATATCTGATGAGACTTCAGATGTAAATTATAATCTAAGATTTGAGAAAGAAATAAACATAGAAAATTTCTTATATAATAATCCTGAATACTTAACATATTACAACTCAAAACATGATTCTGATTTCTTTGAAAAGAATCATCTTCATAATTTGATAAATTTATATAACAATTATGTCATAACTATTGAAGATAGTAATTTGTCTCTTCTAAAAAATTATCTAGTGGAAAATAATATTAACAATATAAGAAAAGTCAAAGACTATAATACAAATTATTTAGAATTGCATTTAATGGTGAATCACTTAAATAATAGTGATACGATATCTATGATTGATCTGAATGAAGATTTAGGAAAGAAAAACTTAAGCGTTATTGAAGTTGATCCAAAAAACTTTATTGGAGTTATAAAAAGCAAACAAACTGTCACCGGACTAATATTTATAAGATTTATGGATGATTTAATGGCTATTTATCCAATCACCTCTATAAATCCTGATCATAGAAAATTAAGTAACCTACTCAAAAAATGTTTAAGTGGATCTCTGTCAATTCATTCTATAGATAGATTTATATCTAAAGGTGAGGTTAAATTATCTGTTATATCTGAATTTAATATTGTAAATGACTTACTCTTAGAGTATAATATTTTCTCATTACTGAATTCATACAACATGAGATTAGTTTACAATAAATCATCAAAATTATACTTAGTGTCTCAGATCTCTAAATTTGTTTCTAGTGGTAGTTTAAAAGGAAGAAATTTGATATATATGAGACATGGTGTCAAAGCCTTTAAAAAGTTACATCTGATTAAAGAAGGAAATGTGTATAATAAGTTCAGATTAAAAAATTGTAGAATAGAACTCAGATCAGATAATTCATATAAGTTTATAGTTGTGAATGATAAGAGTTTAGAATTTAGCAAAATAGCAGTTCCTAGAATCAAACCTGTTTATACGGAAGAACAGATAAATAGATTCATAAGATTTAGTAGAAAATTCATTAATAGTATAATTGAAGAAAAGATTATAGACACAAAAGTCATACAGGTTAACGAAGATTATAATTATAATCTAGATAACAATTACACTTTAAATGACATCATTATTTATCCTAATTTGTGTAAAGTTAACATGAACAATAAAGAATTAAATGAGAGATTCGATAGAGAACTTTATACGGAGGAAAGAGATCTATATATACACTTTATAAGTTCAGATATACATTCACTACATTCAGGTATGCTATCAAGTCATTATAGATTTAATGAAATAGTTATAAATACAAGAAATTATCCAGTATATCCAATCGAAATAAAATCAGTTATGTCTGTATATAATATCCTTAAATTTGCAAACAATACATATCACTCTTTAGACAATATGATTTTGCAAGAATTTAATATATATGATGAAGATAAAATTGCGATTGCTATGTTAAATTCCATTATAATGATAATTAATAATTCAAAATATCTGTCATCATCAAATTTGAGTGTGGATCACATAATTAGTCTTTATAATTCAAGTAAAGATTCCTATAAAATCAGTAGTGAGACCTACAGAGACTTCAGAGATTTTGCCAATAAAGGAATTATTAAAGGTACCATGATAGAATTTGAAGAAACTTTGTTAAATATTAATAAAAATGATTATGAAGATTACAGACTAAAAACAAAGAATTTCAAAATACAGAGAGAAAAATTCAATTCATTTGAGATTGAAGATTTAATAGATACTTATGAGGATATAAGAAGACATCAAGATTACCTAGATATAAAACTTGAAAGGAATAAACTTAAATTACTTCCAGTTAGTGTCAACAACTTTGATAAACATTCTTATGAATCTTTAATAAATAACTTAATTGAACATATAGAACACCTCGAAACAATTATTGAATCTCAAAATAACACTATATTAGAATTAAAAAATAACAGGCCTGAAGAAAAACCTAAAGTCGAGGTGATTCAAGAAATTAAAGAAAGTAAATCAGATTCAAAAGGCAAAGATGAAAGAAGCAGAATGACATTAAATACCTCAAAGTCAGATAAACTGATAGATTTGAATATCAAATTAAATAATATCAATTATAATAATAATTATATTGTTT